GTGAAGGGCCTCGATGTGTACGGCGTGAAGGTTGTTCGTCCGACAGCGGTTATTGTCGGTACGGTGTCTTTCTAAGGATAACACGAGGAAATAAAGAAGAGAGGAGGTCACGGGGATGACAGTACTGGATTTACTGGAACGGCATATGGACGATGACGACGCCCGCTATTATGCGGCGCTGGCTGATATGACGGTCCGGCAGTATTTAGGCGCGGCCCCGGACGAAGCGCTGCCGGAAGCGGTCGCCACGACATATCAGGTGGCCCGCATTCTGGCGGAACGGGACCGGGCGGCGCTTGCGCTGGCATCTTCCGGATCCTCCGCATCTTCTGAAAATTCTGATAATTCTGTAAAGTCCGAAAGTATGACAGAAGGAAGCGTTTCGCGGTCCGTGACGTATGAGACACGGGCGGAGCGGGCGCGGGCCCTCACGGAATACGACAGCGCCATTCAGACGGAGCTCGACAAGATCCGGCGGTTCCGGCGCGTCCGTATGCCGGGACTTCACGCGGAGGGCTGAAAATGGAACTGACAGAGAACGGATTTAGGAAATACAAGAACCGGTATACCGTGATGCATTCGGACGTTACGGCGGACGAGTACGGGAACGAACAGCGCGCGGACTTTCAGCCGGCCGGCGTCGTTTATACGATGTGGACTCCGGTTGATGACGCGGCGGCGGTCGAACTGTACGGCGCGGACACGGAGAAAATGCTCCGGGCGGTTGTTTACGAACCGGCGGACGCGGTACCGATTGAAGAACTGGACCGGGTGACGATTGCGGGGGCAGTGTACTCTGTCGTATCGGTTGAACCGTTCCAGACGCACCGCCGGGTAACGGTGAAAAAGGTGACTCGGGAGGCGTGAAATGAGCGAGGGAGACGGACTCCGGAAGCTGGCGCGGGCCTTGCGTCAGACAGCGGAAGACGGAACACGCGAACTGGCCGAACAGATGCAGACGGCCGGCGAACGGGTAGCGGACGCGATGAAGGCACACCTGATGGAAAACGGCAACATTGATACCGGGGCTCTGTACGACTCCTGCCGGTCGGAAACAGAGGCCGGCTCCGGTATTGTGGTGACACGTATCTACGCAGACGCCAAAAGCGAAGACGGGACTCCCTATGCGGAATTCATCGAATACGGGACCGGAATCTACAACGAGAAAGGAACCGGGCGGACAACTCCCTGGCGGTACAGGGACCGGCACGGGTCCTGGCACTGGACACGGGGTAATCACGGGCCTTATCCGTTCATCCGCCCGGCATACGCGGAACACGCGGCAGAATTTCCACAGGCGGCACAGACGGCATTCAGGATAGAAAAATACCACAAAGGAGGCGCGGGCGTTTGAAAACATCAGACGTAAGAAAAGCGGTTTACGGACTGCTGAAAAGTATCGGACCGCCGGTCAAGGCCGCGCGCCCGGAGGGGGATATCTCGTCACTCCCGCTCATCACGTACGCGCAGATTACGTCCGTAGACGGCGGGAAGTGGAACGGGACGACAGACTACCAGATTGACATATGGGCGAACACATTTGCGGACGCGGTTAATCTGGTGGATTCCGTGAATGAGAAAATGGCCGCTGCCGGGTGGCGTCGGACATACGAAAGCCCGGACACGAACGCGCGCGAGGGGCCGGATTTGTATCACAAGGCCCTGAGTTTCCGCGCGGAGCTGGACGGGGTGTTTGACCGGATTTTGCACTATTAGACGCATTTAACTAGCAAGAAAAGGAGAAAAGAACAATGGCGGCAAGCAATGTCACTTTATCTTCTATCGGCGTAAAGATTTCCATCGGCGGACACGAAGTTGTAAAGGCTACGTCCTTCGGCGACCTCGGCGGCAAGCCGGACACAATCGATGCGACCTGCCTCACAGACAAAGTAAAAGTCTCAAAGCCGGGCGTACAGTCACAGGACGCCTGGGAGGTTAAATACCTTTGGAACGCGGAGGACGTCGCGGCGCTCGATGCGCTTGACACGGCGGGCACGTCCGTCGCGGTGGAAGTCACGTTTCCGAACGGCGCGAAGTATGAAAACACGGGCATTCCGTCCAATTACGCGGGCGGCGCGGAGCTCAACCAGATGCTCACAGCGACCTGCTCGGTGATGCTTGACGGCAAGTGGACGTACACGGCGGCACCGGCATCATAACGATAGTTAGAGAGAACTAACACAAAGCTTGGCGCAAAGGACGCGCCACGCAATAAACACAAACAATAAGACCTGCGGGCGGTCGGCGGTTCCTGAATGACTGCCGGCCGTCCGTCTTTTTATATCATATTGGGGGTTATGCGCAATGAGGAAGACATATGATCTGACACTTGACAACAACGGCACGGCGGATTTTTCGCTCCGGCTCACACTGGCGGGGCAGATGAAGCTCAAAAAGAAGCACGGCGGCGATCCGACGATGCAGACATTAGGCGAGGCAGTCACGGACGCGGAAACGGCCGCGGACGTCCTGACAGAGGCGCTTACCTGGGCGGGCAACACGAACAGCCTTCACTCCGGCGCGGACCTTTATGACGTACTGGTTGACAACGGCTATGCGGGGCCGGCGGACTTCGCAAGGCTCTTTATCTCCGGCATCGGTGTTTCTTCCGGCATCCTGTCGCAGGATATGGCGGATAAGATTGTCGCGGAGATTGCGGGCGAGATGGACAAGGCCCTTGCGGAGACGGAGACGGACGCAAAAAACTGACAGAGCCCGCCGGGCCGACGGAGATTTCCGCGCTTATCAAAGAGGCACGGATTGCGGGCGCGGACTTTTACGGCGTCTATGATATGACATGGGGCGAGGCCGGCGAACTGATAGAGGCGTACACGGAACGGGAGAAGCGGTGCACGCAGGCCAGGTCTCTGATCGCGTACTGTCAGGCGGGGGTTCTCGCGCGGGAAATACTCGGCGGGGACGTCGGGCCGGTATGGGAGGAAATGCCAGGATGGACGGACGGAGAAAAGGCACGGATGCGGGTTGACCTGTTACAGGCGAAAATGGATGCGGCTGTCGCACGGGATGCGAATAAGTTCTGACAAAAGCGGGTGAAGTAAATGGCAGAAAATGAAGTAATCAAAATCACGGCGGACACCTCCGACATACGGCAGAAATTATCTGACACGGCAGACCGGCTGGACAAGGCCGCGGCAATGGCAGACCGGCTCGGAAGTAAGCTCAAAGCGGCGATGTCAGACGGGTCGAAAGCTGTCAGGGAGCAGGCCGGCACGGTTGGCAAGCTAAGCACAACTTACCGCCGTTCCCTTTCAGCTCTCTCCGGCATTCAGGGCCGGCTGGCAAGCGCCACGCAGGCAATGCACCGGGCAACAGACGCGCAGGCAGCGGGCGCGCGGAAACTGGATGAACAGACTTCCAAGGCGCGGGAAATGCAGGAAGCCTACGACCGGCTGTCGACGATTATGTCGGATTTTGATGTCACGGCGCGCGGGTTTGACGGCGTGAAGGCTCTCGATGAGTATCTGGAAAAGAGCGCAAAAGACGCGCAGGAACTGATCCAGGCGCTCACGGACGGGCTGGGTGAGGCGAAAGCACTCGGATCAAGCGCGGTCGCGGTATGGCAGGGAAGCAAACTCACGACAATGGCGCGGGGCGATGCGTCCAACCTGTTAGGGGCGACGCAGAACAACCTCGCGGACTACACAGCGGAGCGGGCGGCATTACAGGGGGCGCTGTCCAGGGTGCCGGAACAGTACCGGAAGATGGGGAGCGACAGCGGCCTTGCAGAGCTCGCGGGAAAAATCAAAGACGCGAACGCGGCGGCGCAGGCGCAAAGTCAGACGCTGGCAGACCTTGCGGGGAAGGCGGACGCGGCAAAAACGGCGCTTGCGGATGTGGCCCTCTCCGAACAGGACGCGGCGCGGAAAGCGGATGAGGCCGGAAGAAATTACGAAGAAAGCGCGAACAGACTTTCCAAAATGACTTCCATCGGCGGGCGCATGAAAACGGCGCTTGCGTCGGTCGGACAGGCAGCGGCAAAGGGCGCGGCAAGCATTGCGGGGAAAATACCGGCGGCTATGAAACAGACCGGCGCGGCGATTTCTCGCGTTTTGTCGGACGTCAAGAAAAAAGCCAAAGACCTGTTTGACAAGTTTAACAAGATGCCTTCGCTCACACGGCAGGTGTCTAATGCGTTTAACTCGCTCGGGTCCGTCGCGCGCCGGATGATTAACCGGGCCATTGTTTCAAATTTCTTCTCCGCATTTACGGAAGGATTTCAGGCCCTCGCAAAGCAGGACGCGCGGTTTAATGCGGCGATCTCCCGGATGGGCGCGGCGCTGAAGACTTTCGCGGATACGTGTATTAGCGCGGTCGCTCCTCTTATTGAGGCGGTCGCCCCGGCGGTGGAACAGCTCATCGGGGTACTGACACGGGGAATGGACGCGGTGGCGCGGTTTACGGCACGGCTCACGGGCAAACAGACATACAGCAAGGCGGCGGGCGCGTCATATGACTACGCGAAGTCACTCGATAGCCAGACGACAAGCACGAAAAAAACGACGGAAGCGCAGAAGGAATTAAACCGGACCCTCCTTAGTTTTGATCAAATCCACAAACTGGGCAGCACGCAGGCCGGCACGACAAATGCGGACGGGGCAAGCGCGGACCTGTTTAAAGTCGGGACCCCGGCGGATTTAGACAAGACTAACCGTCTAGAAGCGGGTCTCTCGAAACTGGCGGACGACATCAAAAAACACGACTGGCGGGCAATGGGAAAAGACCTTGCCGCGGGCGTAAACGGGGCCTTTGCCTGGGCTGACAAAGCCATCGGCTGGGACAATGCCGGGAAGAAGATCATCGGGATTGTGGACGGGCTCGCGGACTCTATCAATGGTTTTTTCGCGGGGCTGAATGCCGGGACGATCGGCAACAGCATCGGGGATATCTTAAACACTGCCATTTATGGCATTCAGGAATTCCTCGCCAAAACAGATTTCGGAGCCATCGGAACAAAGCTCGGGGAGATTGTAAGGAACGCGCTTAACAAGACGGACTGGCATACGGCGGGCGCAGATTTGATTAACGGCATACAGGCGGCGCTGACTCTTGTTGGTAATTTCCTCGGCACTCCGGGGCTTGCGCAGGCAGCGGGGCAGGCGGTCAATCAGTTTTTCAGCGGCGCGATAAAGGCGTTTAATCCGGATACCGTCGCGGGCGCGCTTGATAATGCCGTGAATGCGGTGCTGGTGTTTGTCGAAAATGCGCTCTCTGTCAAAAAGGCGAAGGAACTCGGAAAGAAAATCGGGGAGACCGTCGCGAAGTTCCTCGCGGGCATTTCTCCTGACGATTTTGCCGGGGCGGTCAATGATATATGCGAGAGTATAATCGGATTTATCACGGGATTTTTCTCCGATGAAAAAGAATGGGGAAAGGCCCTGAAAAACATCGGAAAGGCGCTGACAAAAATCGATTGGGGCGCGCTTGCGGGTGTTATCACCCTGGCAATTGCGCCGGCGCTTGCGGGCTCGTTTATGTCGACACTTGGCGGGGAGTTACTCAAAATAGGAGTGGTCGCGCTCATCGCAAATCCGGCGGCAGTGATCCCGGTACTCATCGGGCTCTGTGTCGCGGCAATGGTGGCTATTATCTGGGCGCATCGCAAAGAAATCGGGGCCGCGCTCGAAAAACTCGGAAAGCACCTGGCCAAAATCGCAAAGACGGTCGGTGAATGGATTATCGCTCCGTTTAAGGCGATATGGGATGACTTAAAGACCATCGCGGACGGCGTGATCGACCTTGCAAAAAAGGCGTGGGACGGCATCAAATCCCTGTTCGGAGGGGGAGACAAAGCGGCAGACCTGTATGCACAGCCGGTATCAGACCTGTATGCGACTCCGGTCACAAAGCACGCGGCGGGCGGTTTTGTCTCTGACGGACAGCTCTTCCTCGCGCGGGAATCCGGGCCGGAAATGGTCGGACAGATCGGCGGGCAGACGGCCGTAGCCAACAACGGGCAGATTGTGCAGGCGGTTTCTGCCGGCGTCGCGAAGGCTGTCGCGAATGTCCTGACATCGTATCAGGGCAGAGAATCGGACGGCGGCGAACTGGCGATTTACCTCGACGGCGAGCAGGTATACAGGGGGCTTGCGAAGGCCCGTGACCGGTACGGCGCACGGACGGGGGCAGCGGCGCAGGTCCTGTTTGCGTAAATTATCTTTCACTTCCGTTAAATATGGCATACTGTCAGAAAGGAGCGCAAAGGAATGAGTATGGTAACAATCGGCGGCGTGGACGTCCCGGACCCGTCCTCGTGGGAATGGACCGAGCAGGACGTCTCCGGGAGCGACGCGGGGCGGGATGAAACAGGACTGATGCACAAAGACACGATCTGCCAGAAAGCGAGCCTCGCGCTTGCGTGGGCGGCGCTGACCCCGGCGCAGGCCAGGACGGTGATTGGCGCGCTGAAATCGTCAGAATATTTAACCGTCCGGTTTCGCGATCCGGCGACGGCAGCAGACGTGACGAAGACAATGTACGCGGGCGACCGGACCGCCAAAATCGCGCAGTGGTGGTCAGGCGGGGAGCGGTTTTCCTCCGTCGGATGCACACTGGTAGAGCAGTAACAGACAACAACACATAGGCGCTTCTTCCTTGCTTCCTTGCGGGGGAGGGGCGCCTATTTTGTACATTAAGAAAGGAAAAAGAAATGATTGAGGCGTTAAAAGGCTACTACGGCGCGCCGGTCTTTTCGGGGACGCTGACGGACGGTTCCGGTAAAACGTACACCATTACGGCGGGCGACTTTGTGCAGGGCGGGAGCTCGCTCAAAGAGGCGGTGACGGACGGACAGACGCTCGCGCCGGGAACGGCGGTAATGCGTGAACTGGACGCGGTGCTGTACGACAAGGGCGGTAAGTTTGCCGGCGTAACGTGGAAAGGGGCGAGCATCGCGCTGACAGTCTCTTCCCGCGACGGAAAAACAACAGCTCCACGCGGCGTGTACTATGTGGCAACGCATACACGGACGGCAGGGAAAATCACGGTCAGGGCGTACGACAAGATGAAGATCCTGGAACAGGAATACGTAACAGACACGCTCCCGGAGACGGTTTCGGCGCTCGTCAGCAGCATCGCGGCCGCTGCCGGTCTCACGGTTTCGGGGCTCCCGGATGCCGTCGGGGCGCTGACGGTTCCTGCAGTATCGGGGCAGATTACCAAACGGCAGGCCCTTGCGAACATAGCGCAGATTGCGGGCAAGTGGTGCCGGGTGGACGGTTCCGTACTTACGTTTGACTGGTTTAACTTCGGTACAACATACGCAATACCGGCGCTGTTTAGCCACTCGTATCACACGGCCGACACGACTTATACCGGCGCGACGGTCTCGGGCTCTTCTTCCTCCGTCTCTGCCTCCGCGGGAACAACAACGGACAAAGACACGACGTATGACGCCTCTAACGAGTTTTTGACGACAGCAGAGGGGGCGGCGCTTGCGGCGGGAAATGTCAGCACGGCGGTCTGTCACACCTTCCGGGCGGGCTCTGTCTCCGTTCTTGCGTGGCCGGCACTGGAAGCGGGTGATGTGCTAACCGGTACGGACGACACGGGCGCGGCGATTATTTACCCCGTGATGCAGATGACGCTCAAAAACGGCTCCTCGCAGATGTCGCTTGAAAGCAACGCGCCGGATGAAGACACAAAAGACCTCCGGTACAGCAACGCGCAGCGGTATATCGCGCGGGCCGTCGCGGGGTCGCTCGCGAAACAGGCGGGAGACACCAATACGGATTTCGGCAAGGCGGTTTCTGACGCGGCAAAATCGGCGGCAGGTTCGGCTGGCGGGTACTCCGGCGGGTTTATCGCGGGCGGCAAAAATGATCAGTACGGCATCGGGTATGTCTACAGCTACAGGGACGACGGGACAAAGACGGCAAGTAATCTGATAAGAAAAGTATGGAATACCGGCGCCGTCCATTATACCGGCGATGCGGATTATCACATCTATGACAAGACAGACGGCAACGGGACAGCGGTGAGCAATGCCCGGACGAGCAAAATGCAGGCGGAAGACACGGTTTACACGGCGACCAACGCGCACACGGGCAACAGCATGACGGGCGGGCTCCGGCAGGTCAACCTTGCTTCCGGGCAGGCACTCGCGATCACCACCTCCGACATCTACAAGAGGGGCGGCCTGGTCTACTGCGACAGGGCGGTGCCGGTATGGTATTCGCCCGCGTCCATCAACCCGTCCTGGACAAGCACTTACAACGCGGGCGAGGCGGAAGCCCTCGGGGACAGTTCCGGCAACGTCGGATCACTTGACGGGATGTCGCTCTCTGGCAGTACAAACGGTGTCGAACGGTATCCGGAGGGCGTTTGGCATATGGGCGCGGACATCGATATGCACGGAAGGACCATCCATAACTTTTCCGTCGCGACGAGCCACGCCAAAGGCACGGGCAAGCGGGGCCTGACAGGGACAATGGATTTTTACGACAAGTCGGATAACCACTTTTTTCTTACATTTACGGCGGGGCTCCTGACAAGTGGCTATTACATCCCATACGACAAGACATACGATGACCGGATCACCTTCGCGGACTTTAAGACGGTCTCGGGCGGTCATTGGA